CTGTTTCAGATTCACCAACATGTAATGTGACCGTTGAAGTAGTTACGAATTCGGGCAGGATGCCATCTGTAGCCGTCGATATATGAGACTTGAGGATTACACCAGATGGAATAACGATATTGACAGTCGCGGGAGAATTGCGCTTGAACTTGACAAACCCCGTAGCAATAGTAGCCTTTTGTCGTTCGAATCCAAAGAGCGACATGAAGTTGGTTAGGTTTGCACCAAACTTGCTATCCACGTTAAGAGCTTCCTGGAGCCCTATAAGGTCGATAGAGCTTTCGGCGATGGCGTTCGATACTGTATCGAATATAAGACGCTCGGGCGTTCCTACTTCGGCAGAGATGGTTGGCTTGAGCAGACGAATCTGCTGTACCATAGCTTCAGCTATTTGACTTTGACTCAGGACGGGCATTATTCAATTATCTTTCGTAGACGTAAATACATATCATCTGAAATTTGATTACGGTATTGCTCTAATATCTCAAGAGCATATACGATTTGATCTTCAACTTTTTGACCTCTCGGATGACGGGAAGACCAAAGCTCAAGGTTCTCAAGGCGATTGTCTCGCTTATTTCCATTCTTATGATGAACTGTCTCGTTATTTTGTAATGTGCGACCCAAATAATCTGACATTATTAGTCGATGTTCTAAAATTTTCTGACTAGGATAAAAAGGGTGTTCTGGAGGAGAACAAATTTCTAGATATCCCGTGTTGATCTTACCGTTGCCATAAAACCGAGATAAAATTGGCTCATTCTCTTTTGGTGTTCCATACTTGTATATGCGTCGTTGATGAGTTTTACAATATTTTTCTCTACCTACTCTTCTTTCACAACCTTTAGCTTGGCACGGTTTAGACGGCTTCAAAGGCTTATCTAATTGAGGATTTCCATGAGTATAAACACGGGCATAATGAGCAGCACAATAACCTTGTCGCGAATTCTCGCGATCACATTCCAAAACCTTACACGTTTTACTATTGGTTTGTATATCGGTCATTGAGAAACGGGGATGTTGAGTTCTAATGTATCGTTGCCGATTTCAAGGGCAAGGTTACACATAAGGTGGTCTTCTGCGGCCGCAAAGTTTACTCCCACTACACGAAGTAAAATCTCTCCTGGCGTGAGAGTCGCCTTGCCGAATTTGATTGCGTCATTTTCATTTCGTGCAATTTGCTGAGCTTGGTAGTTCTGACAGATGCGCAATAGCTCAGAGCGTACGACGGCGGCGGCATGATTGAAGTCTTTTGTGCCGATAACAGTGGTTTCTGGATTGATTAGGTCTTCCTCTAAGATAGAACCAAATTCAGGATGATTTTCCTCAAACCCTAGCGGCGTCAAAATGGCGCATACTAGGTCTTGTTGTAGCTTAGCGGCATTCACTACAGTACCAAACGAGGTACCACTCAGACCGAGATCACCATTTTTGAGTTCGAGTGAGAATGACATTCGTCTATTACAACGTCGTTTTCATCTATGATTCGAAAATAAGATAGGATGAATAAAGCGTACCTTCAGTCTTTACCTTCCACCTTTTGCCCTTGGGGCATATAAAAGAGTAGCTATCAAGTCGCGGTGTCGTCGTTAGAATTTCTTCTGTACCTATGAAGATGTGTTCGATTGGTTGACTCGATATCAAGAATACAAAAGTATCAGCTTCTACTTTGTAAAATTGTTCAGAATTGCGTATATGTTTTACTTCGGTATAGTTTTTAGCCCATTTTGTTTCTGCTTTGGCTTCTTCTTTAATTAGCAAGCTTAGTTTACCTTGCTGATTTAGTAAAACTCGGCCACTCGCTGTACTTATCACCGCATCACCGGGTTCCGCTTCAATGATTGTACTCATGATATTCCTTTTTCTTCGGTTGGTTCCTGTGCCTCATAAATACCCTCTAGAAACCATGAACCATTTTCTTCACGAACGGTCCATGACTCTCCAGACATAGGCCAACGAAAAATGGGAGTATAATAGTAAGCGTTGATAGATATTACCTCGCCGTTTCGAGTTTCTGCTTCGATAAGGCGCTGAGAGGGGTCGCAGGTGATTATCTTCACTCCGCGCTTGAGTTGTATGTTTACATGGTCTCCGAGTCCCATTAGAATCCTGTTTTCTGAAACGCATTGTTTCCGCCAAAAGCATTGCTATTTTCGGCATTTGTTTTTGATGGTTTTGTCTTTTGAGGTAGAGCAGGTCGTTGTGGTGGAGCCGTAGCTTCTTTCTTTGTTTCATTACGAAGAGGCTCGATGAGCGCGTCTACCATATTTGGTGGTAATTCTTGTGTTTCCGTAGAGGGTTGACCATTGACGTAAAGAACCGATGGCGCAGTAAGCTTGGCATATGTTTGGTATCCGTTAGTCGTATCCCAAGTATGCGTAACTTCCTCGATATACATTTGTATACCGTGCTCAGGGAATCCGACCTTGCCTCCAGGAAATAGCTCGGGCATAAATGTGAATGAAAACGGTGTTTCGAATTGACGCGACCAACCAAGAAGAAACTGTTGGTATGCCAAGAGACACTCATAAATTGTACTCGTAACCATTGGATAGGATTCCTTTAATACGCGAGGTCCATAGCGTTGAAGGAATTCAACAGCCTCTTTACTATTCATGAGGTTAGCTACGCCAGGTCTCTTTTGGTCAATTTCTTCTTGTTCGAGATTGTAAAGCACACCTTCCGAGTCCATTGCTTCAAAGATGGTCATAACACCTGCCTTCTCTTCGAGTACTAGTGGGGTGCTTGAGGGGGGCGCAGGATACATAGGGTTTCCAAGAGAGAAAACGTGTGTCACAAGGTTGGTATCGCTAAGTTCTATACCCCCATCAAGTATCTCGATATCGTAGATAAGCCAATACGCATCATGATGACCAAATTCGCCAAAATAATCGGGATAAAAGGCATAGAAGTCTCCATTTGGCAACGATTGAAAGCTACGTAAAGAGGATTCACAAACTTGTTGTACAAAAGGCATAAGGGGCTGCGCATTCATGAGCGCCTTTTGACCTTTAAAAGCCTCTGCTCTAATTCGTTCTTCTTCGCTTGGCAGGCTCATCCTAGAAGCAAACGCAGCAGCGGTAGCTTCGCTAAGCATTGAGGCTCCTTTAGCGCCTTTCTGTTCTGCTTCGCTTCCAGTTTCTCCTTCTGTACCCGCAAGTGACGGCGCTGGTCCTCCTGTATAAGGTTCTTCAAGTTGCTTAGCGCTTAGGTGCATTGATTCATAAGTTCCACTTGTAGACGGCCATTCACTTTCTTGTTCGCCTCCCCATCCCGCTCCTCCCTTTGGATTCTTATTCCAACCCGTACTAAAATAACGACCATTGATAGTCATCCACTCATGTTCACTATTGGCATAAATCGTTACCCCTTTACCCTTTGGTCCTGGTCCAGGTTCACCGATAGAGCCATAAACATGCATCATTTCGCCAGAGGTTCCAAATGATGAACCTGTTGGGACAAACCCTCCAGCGGCAAGTACGGCTAATACTGAACCAGAGCAGTCAAATCCGTTGACTAGAGCCCCACCAGACTCATGTTCGGTGCCCATGCTAGGCGTACCAACGGAAGGATGTCCCCCTCCATAGGAGTAAGGATAATTCTTGTTACTGATTTCAGAGGCTCGCGAAATCATTACATCGAGCCGAGTCCTCTGTCCAGCGCTTGTCTTTTCTTTTTTACCTGCGCGTTGGATTTCTTCTGGATTTTCTTCGCCAAGCCCTTTTGATAATGGCGGTTTAGAGGAAATTGGATACTGTGATACATACCCCTTAGCCTTGGCAAGTTCTGTATTCCAACGATCCGCATATCCTACGCTACCCTGTACCTTTGTTGCCCATTGTTCCCAATTTCCTTCAATCTTTAGATTTGGGTTTTCCGCCGCAACGGATATAGCGGCCTTGCAAAAGGCCGCTGTTGCAATAGAGGTATCTATTGCTTCTTCGCGGGTATATGACTTGCTATTTCCCTTTCCCGAATAAGGAGTATCGGTTTGAGCGCCATTGAATTGAAATTGAAACCATCCTAAAGCCCCTCCACTTTCTTTAGTTATCTCTTCTTGGTCGAATCCCTCCTCGCAAAGAGCTGTACAGATAACAAATTCAGGTGGCACATTAAAACGGTTTGCTTCTTCGGTCATTGTTTCTACAATTGGCTTGAGAGTTGTGAGATTTCCAGTTGGTTGGTTTTTTCCTTCGCCTCCGCCTGGACCTCCCCCTTTACCATAAGAATGTGTACCGATAGCTGCTTCAAAGAAACGAGTAATGATTGCTTGGGAGTCTTTATCGTTTTGTTCATAGTCGTTCCATAGCTTGTTGATTAGCTTAGGTACTGAAGCAGGTACATTCTCAATCCAAATCTTCTCATCTTGCCAATCGCCAATAAAATAAAGAATAGCCCAAAGTAAGTTGGCAAAGGCACCATCATTCGATGAATACTTACCTTCCGTTTCAAGTCCAAAGGGTACTCCGTTGGTACTATTTTTGAATCCCGCTTGACCAACCGTTTCCTCCCATTTATTGGTTGTCGTATTCTTTGTTGTCGGCGATGTTGGACCAGCGACCTCACCAGGACCAATGCCAGGTTCTCCCGTTTCATTAGGTATGCCCTGAACCCAGCCAAAGTTTTCAAGCAGGCTAAGGGTGTATGGTTGTGCAAGCTGATACCAGTTATAGAGAAGTCGCTTGAGAGTACATGACGCTTCAAGTGTAATCGGACCTGGGCGCATCTGATAGTACGGAGATTTGTCTAAGAAACCTGTAAAGACCTGTACAGGATGTCCTGGTGTGCGCTCTAGAAAAATTGTAATCGGGTCTTGAGGGTGGAAAGCTACTTCTCCAGGTCGAGTAAAGATACGGTCTGGATTGCGCAATGTTATCTTGGCGGTGGATACTTGATTAAGTAGTCGATGGATTTCTCCGCCAATTATATATTCCGTGAGGTCCATTATTTCTTCGTTTGTATTCTTCACAAACGCCCAGCACTTGGGTGAATACACAATTCGCGCTACACCTTGTTGTGCCATTAGAATCCACCTCCCCCAGGTAATGCTTCTACAAGTGGAACTTCTTTTAGTTCTGGAGGTGCTTCTGGTAGTGGAGAAGGATTAGACGTAGGTTTAGAATTAGTAGCCGTTTCTTGTTTACGGTAGGTCGGTTGATACGGCGTTGTAAGACCTTCAAGAATCTCAACCCAACTTGCTTGTTCGTTTTCGTATACGTTCTTCTCAATAGCTTTGTAAATTCCCGCAAACGATTGTATCACTGTAAAGTTGAAACTAAAGATTGGTGCATATTCTCCTTGTTTGTATTTTCGTTCGATACGTGGTATAAACCCCTGCGCGCAGGTTCGTTTATGTGTACCCCTCGTGATTGGTTGTTTCGCATGGGGTATCCCCCAACCTTCTGTAACCTCTAGCTGTGTGACATTAAAGTCAGTATTACCTACAGCCTTCTTTTGAGCTTGGTGTACAAATTCGGTAAGCACTCCATAATCTCTTTGGTCAAGACATTGAGCCTTAACCGTAAGCGATGGAAGCACGATATTATGCGCGTAGAAATCACGTGTATAGCGCGCTTGTGATGTGGTTCCGCTGATTCCTATGTTCAGAGACGTTTCAGAGACGAAAAAGAGCACCTTTGTTTCACCGTCAGAAAGAATCCCATTGGCCCGAGCAAAGGCTGCGGTACGTCTAGCTTCGCTAATACGCGGAGCGCGAATATCATATCCCTGTTCCGTTTCCTGGGTCACCCCAACCCAAGACGTAGGTTTGAAAATGGGCAACGAAGAAGTGTTGAATTCGGCTGACATCCTACTGATTAGACTACGCTATGCTCTATTCTTTGTTTGAGATTTTAGTTCCTGGTGTAGTAGGCGTTCCGCTTTCACCGAAGGTTTCATTTCCAAAATTGGGTTTAGCTCCGACCGCCGTCATTGTTTGGAAAAAAGTATCGTCAAGATAAGATGGCAAAAGCGAATTGTAGTAATCACCAATCTTAGTAGCACCTTCAATTGCTTGCTTAGCAGTGGATTCTACAAACGTATCGCCAGCAAACGTACCTGGCGCGATATATGGATTCTGAGCGGGGTTTCCTGACTCTGGGGAAATAGTACCTTTGAGAGTCAAGAACTCGCTTGGATTATTTTTTCCATTGATTGTTTCGATATTTCCGACTTCTAATTCTTTTACAACGAGTTCCTGGAGCTTACTTACATCTGGCGATTTATCAACCATGTGTGCTTTCATTTGCCATTTTGGTGCAATCGTTTCAAGAGAATATGTGAAACCAGGAGTTTCAAGTGGTTGGATTTCAAAGCGCCAACCTCGATGTGCATACTCCATAGTCATTGGAACCTGCGTATATTTATCCGCGCTTGCTGCTTCGCTACCTTGGGAGGCAATCGTAAAATACTTCATAAAAAAAGAATAGATTTTCTCGGCTTCGCTATATTGGCGAATTGTGCCTTGAATAGTTACATCATCAATATAAACACTTAGAACTTGTACGACTTCTCCGCCATAGGTCGGAAATTGAGCGGTATTAAGCGCATATGCCCATCCAACTTCGTCTGCGCCCGTAAGTACGGATAAAGGTGCTCCGCCGTTTACAAGTTCGTGCTGAAAAATGAGTTCTGTAGCTTCCATAATTATCCGTTATTATATACCTTTGGTTCAGTACGCGTTAATTGTGCATATTCGTTATGTATAGCCGATTCTTGAGCCGATGCCGAGGAACCTTGAGGGCTAGCCGCTGCACTACTTGTTTGTTTACCTCCAGCGTTTTGTTCTTCTTTCTTAGGAGATTTTGCAGTCGGGAACTTGAGCTTGAACCATCTTGCAGCTTCTCCTGTTAGTTCAATTTTGGCATTTTCTTCATTTTCTTTTTCAATGTTTACCTTATTGACCTGTTCAAGGGCTTTCCAAAGTTCGCCAGCCTGTTTAGTCACACCCTCCTTCTTGATGCTCGCAACCTGCGCAGAACTAACCCCCGCTTTTTCAGCCGATGCGTACAAACCCTGAGAACCTTCAAGTTCCGCACGAAGAAGGTTTTGATCATGTTCTCCTAATTGTCCTGCCTTTTTTGCCTTTTTAATTGTATTTTCTAATGATTCATGACGATTAGAGAGACTTTCCTTTGCATGTTGTAATTCTTGTTCAAGCTGAGGACTATTTTTTCCTTCGAAATATCCCCCATGCTTTCGTGTTAGTGCGAGTCCTTCTTCAAGCTGTTTTACTTGGTTTAATGCACCATAATATTCATGACCAGCCTTTTCTTCAGAAGGACGATCGACCATTCCCTTACTGCGTTCCATTTCATAGCGGTGCTTTTGGATGTTTTCAGCCTCTTGGCGAGCACCTATTTGAGCTTCAAGTCGCGGCTTTCCAATTTCTTTTAAGCGTTCTGCATGTTCGGCGGTAATGTTTGGTTCCATCATATGGATTGCGCTTGCTTCCTTAGTAGCCGCGCTCTCAACTATTTCTTCCTTACCCGTCACTTTATTGATTCTTGTCGTATTGGTAAACGGTCCCATAGATTTAGCAAACCCTGCTACTTTTTCCACAGTTTCCATGGCGTTCATTGCAGAAGCAGAACCAGACATACTCTGGACCCCCCAAGGCATGACACCCTTAGTAATCGCCTGGGCCTTACCAAACTTACCTTCGTTTATGCCCTGAATGATTGTTGGGTTCATACCCGTACTTTGAGCGATTTCTCCATAATGTTTCATACCTGCAATTAGTGTACCCCCTCCCTCTGCGGTCTTGGCTGCAAACTCTTCCATACCGCTTGTGACCTCTTCAAGCGTTTTATGAAGGGTCTTTGCCGCTTCGGGCAGTTGTTCAAGAACTTTTTTTAGTTCTTCTGGATTTGCTTGGCCAAGCTTTAATGCATTTGTCGATTCGGCAAGTTGCTCAATTGAAGTCGGACTGTTGAAGCCTTTCTTGACAAGGGGCGCTAAAGTATTTTCTAATGTGGCTTGATTTCCGCCAACATCGAATCCAAAGGCCCCTCCTTCTCTCTGATTCGACCAACCCTGAGAGGCTAGGGCATTACTAAGGTTTTTTGCTTCCTCCACCCCAATGCCCGTGCCAAGGAGACTTTGTTCAAGAGCGTTCGTGGTAGCCCCAAGCCCGACCTTAGCGGCCGGGGATGTTGCTAAGGCGATTGGATTGATTAGCCCGGCAATATGCGAAGCATTGATACCCGTGCCTGCCTGCGGAGAATAACCTAGCGAGGTTCCCAAACGCGATGCGCCAATTCCAAAATCAAAGGCGGGTTGAAGTATTTTAGCTTTTATAGCGCTTCCATAGGTCGCCATAGAAGAGGCAGTATTGAGAACATGAGCGATATTTCCTGCTGCAAGAGGGCCTTGTGTTGCTTGAAATGCTTCAACGGTAGGAGTTTCACCAGCTTCACTTGCTTGCGAAGCATATTGTTTGTATTTACCCATCGCACTCTTACCTGCGGCCTGCTCTCCAAGTTTCAATAAAGCGTCTAATTGCCACGATCCGAAGACCGGAATGCGCATCGGTTCTTCGTTCATGTTGGTTGCTTGTCCCCAGTTGAGCCCTGGAATTGGGCTACTAGCGTCGGCGCTTACTCCCCCAGGAAGAACGCTTGGTCCTCTCCTACCTTGACTACCGGGAAGCCCTTCGTCATAAATAGGTTTACGGGATTCGGGGGGCGAGGAATCAAACTGGCTGAGCATACCAGGAATTTGTTTAGGCTCCGGCTCCCAGGCTTGAGATATAAATTGCTTGGACAAAGCACTGACAGGAAGTTCGCCGAGGCCACCTTCTGAAGAGGCGTTTGCTTTGGCGCGAGCTAAAGCCTGCTCCATAGTCGGAATTGCCATCTGTTCTACGTGACGGTTCAAATCTTCTACCGCGTGCTGAAGCCCTTCCATCGCGCGGCGAGACGCTTGTGCTGGATCGATGTCATCTGTAGCCATCGACTATTATGGCGCGTTTGGGCCTATTGTGCTAGACTAAGATGATGGCTGGAAAGGCAAAAGATCTTACTGGGCAACGGTTTGGTAGACTGATTGTGCTGAGTCAAGGACCCACTCGTCAGGGGCCGGGAATAAAGTCCGAATGGACGCAATGGTGGTGCCTTTGTGATTGCGGGGTTGAAAAGCTCAAAGGACGTTCCGAATTGATAAAAGGCAAAACGAAATCTTGCGGTTGTCTAAAGCGTGAGTATGACGCATCAGGGCGTTCAACCAATCGTACCCATGGATATTCCTCCGGACGTAGCCGGACCCCAACTTATCGGAGTTGGCAAAATATGAAATCGCGCTGTAGCCCCATCTATGCTCACGCATGTGATTATATTGAACGAGGAATCAAAGTTTGCGATAGATGGAAAGACTTTGAGAACTTCCTCGCCGACATGGGTGAGCGACCCGAAGGACTAACCCTTGATCGGATCAACAATGAAGGCCACTACGAACCGGGGAATTGTCGTTGGGCAACTTCATCAGAACAAGCTAAAAATAAGCGCACCGTCGGCCCGCTAGAAGCTAAGATACGCGATCTTGAAAAGCAGCTAGAACAAGCGTCCAGAGCTTCTTGACACGAAGCTTAGAAGCTGATATGCTATAAGCATGATCGTTCTTCTTTTCTTCATTATGTGGGCAACGATACTTGCTCCCTTTGCTTGGGTTGCTTGGTGTGGCTCAAGGACCCCTTGGCGTTAGTACGTTCGTCCAGAGCCCTTGACAAAGTGCTCGCGAACTGATATCTTATGGGTATGATCTTCTTTGTTTCCACATTTATTTTGTTGCCGATTATCATTTGGGCGCTCATCTCCGATCCGTCGGCGCTATGGCAGTTACATTGTACACAAGACGCCATGGAAGAGGAAAGCGCACGGATTATCGCGCGACAATCCGTGGCCCGTAATCAGAACAAGCGCCCCGTACTACATCCAAACGGCAAGAACTGGCTATAGTACAAACGTCCAGTAGCCCTTGACAAGATGCTTTCGACCTGATATGTTATAGGTATGAACCTCCTAAGAAAAACAATTTTATGTATCTTCTGGACCATCATGGCTCTTCCCGTTCTTCCTTTTCTTCCAGTGATTCTGTTGCTTACTTGGGCGGATAACCCTAAAAATCGTCAACTTGCTATACTGTAGGTAATGTTCAAGACAATAATCGCCGATCCTCCGTGGGCATATGCTGCGGCAAGCAATCACAAAAAGCTAACAGGTTTCTCCACTAGTTCAGAACGCGGCGACTGGGAGTATCCAGCGTTATCAACAGACACGCTTTGCGAACTTCCTGTGGATGATTGGACCGACGAAGATGCGACACTTCTGCTTTGGACTACGATGCCTTTCTTGCCAGATGCGTTAAGAGTGATAGACGCTTGGGGATTTACGTATAAGACTGGACTCGCCTGGGTAAAGGTCCAGAAAAGCGACTATACAAAGCCAGCTTACGGAGTTGGCTATCATTTTCGAGGGGCTGTCGAGCCGATTCTTATGGCTCAAAAGCCAGAGGCCAAAGCCGTGCGCACTAACATGATTAACATTCTTTGCGAGACCCTTGGACATTCTCGAAAGCCAGATTCTCTCTATCAAGTCGCGGAGATGTATCCTGCTCCGCGACTTGAGTTATTTGCACGCCGTTCACAACCTGAATGGTACTCGCTTGGTGATGAGGCCGATGGCGACGGTCTAGACATCCGCGAGCGCGCCAAGTTAATAGATTCTGAATACGATTGGAATCAACATTATAATTCAGGCGTCTAGCCGCCATTCATCAATAGGTGGCTGTATCCTTCGGGCATCCCATCGGGCGCGCCTATATCGGGCGGCGTATAGTCCTCTCCTTGCCACGCCTTTATCATCTCCTCAAACTCCTCCTCTGTAGTCGGCTGCCATAGCTGCATTCCAGGACCATCGGCTACCAAATCCTTGCCATACAGCTCGCGCCACATATCGGGATTGGAAATCAACATTGACCGTTCAAGGTCTACTTGGTCGTTGTCATTCTCGATTCGGTTTTCCTCGTCATGTAAGCACATGACAAGCTCGCCCTGAAGGTCATTCAGGGCTGGATACCCAAATCGGTCAATGCGGTGGAGATACCCGGCGGAATCAAGGAACCTGGCAAGGGCTGCGAAGGGTCCAGGTCCCTCTCGGATAAATCCCGAAGCTCTCGTATCCCAGCGAGTGCTTCTTGCTCTAACTCTAGATACCGAGCATAGAGAAACGATAGTGTGGGTTGGTACCACTTTTGAGTGACGTAATTCAAACGCGCTTTTGCGAAATCATTGAGGTCGGGACCCGCCTTAATGCAAAACTCGTTATCGTCGTCTACCGACGTAAGACTCAAACCGACTTGTGCATTTGCCCATACCTCTCCCTCGGAGATTGAACCGCGCCAAGGTTGAATGACGATAGAGACGGCGGCCTTCTCCGACGGGTACAATGTACGCAGAGAAAATGTGTGTCCACAGAACTCGACCGTCTTCTCAATCTGACCGAGAAATACGAGTCCGCGTACGGGGAGTCGAATCTGCTCCGTAAATAGCGAGAAAGGGTCAATGCGCTCTTCCTCTGGTGGTGCTGCTGTATCTGCCATACTTACCTCACTTGTTGTTGGTACTACACATTACCTACTTGAATCGGTCTAAAGAGGGTTGTCGCGTACGCGGAAGGCAAGACTTGGATTCGAGTTGCGTGTTACGTACCTGAACGACACAGTCACCTGCTTAAGCACTTCCATCGTTCCTACGGCAATCTGCTCGCCGTCCTGTACGCCCGTGATTACGCAGTTTCCTGTGTAAACTCCGTTAGAAAGTGTAAAGGCGTGCTCGTCGGGAACATCGAGGCAATATACATTCTCAGAATGACCCGTACTTTCAATTGAATCAACCTTCCAACAAACGGTTGAAGCGTCTGCTAATGTTACGTAGCGCATACGAGATGTTCGTTTACCATAATTAGTCTCATCGGTTGGGTCCTCTCCCTTACCGATAACCACATATCCAGCAAAGGCTGCATATTCTTCCAGCCATTCAAGAGCTTCATGATTACTTGAGTTTATCTTAATACGCCCCGACTCAAGATAATGAGCATCCGCTATACCCCAACCAGCGATAAACCCAGCCAAGTAATCTGCATTGTCTGTGCGCTCAGGTAGCTCCTTGAAGTTTTGTGTAGCATAGGCGATAGCAGTTCCACCATAACCTATTCCCTTCTCGGGACCAACATTAGATTGCTCAATATGAATATCATCAAAGAGATCATTTGCGGCCGCCTTCATACTGTCGCCATAAATACGCAGTGCATGTCTATGTAGTTGCTTCTTGGTCTTTTGTTGATACTCATGAGTTCCGTCGCCAAAGACTAATCCGTGACGCATACCATCTTGATAACTCTCAGAAAAGGTATCAATAGTATTACAATGAGCCATCAATCTGTCCCCAACCGCAAGATTATCGGTAATTGATCCATTAGCTTTGATCCAACGATGGTTAGGGGTCGCTTCTATCTCAATTGAGAAATTGCTCTTTGGTGCGGTACGCCACATATTACCACCGCTAGGATGGCGCATTTTGCTCATCGGCTTTAGTCGGATACGATTGAGTGGTTGTTTTCCAAGATAATTGACCTTTGAGGTTACAAATCCACTCTTTGTAAGCGCATGCACGGTCTCGCCAACCGAATCCTCAAATGATCGTATACCTTCATCTGTAATATAGGTTTCATGGCCAGCAAAGCATCCATGGTACTCCTCTGTGTACGGAGTAATCGGAGAACCCGCAGGTCCTGACGCTCCAAGAGGACGGATAATCTTGACGATTTCTGTCTTAGCGGGTGAAGCTTGAGCCTGACGAATGAAGATGTCTACGATGTCTACCGCGCCCATAAAGATGCCGCCGTTATTTGGCCCAGTGAGTTTAAAGTTGGTACTCTGGTTTTCAGGAGTTTCAGAACCGAATGGACCGTTCTTGGCTCCGAGGCTAAGACCTAGTCGGTCCCAGACCTTAGATGCCGTTCCACCGCTACCGAAAAGCTCGAACATGTTCAATACGATTTGTCCTGGTCCCGCCGCGACTGGTGTGATAATCTCGATAGGGTACGGCTCGTCCATTGGCTGAATTGCCGACATCCCGCCGCCTACAGGCTGCGGCGATGTGTAAGAGACCTGCTGACAGAATGTAATGGGAAATCCACCGAACGTAAAGACGGTGAATACTCCGCCTACGCGGACTCTGGATTGGAATGTTGGGTCAACGGATGCCATCGTAAATTACTATACCGTTTCGCCCTGTGAACTGTTTTCCGTAATCGAAACCGTCTGGCTTGAAAGGTCGAGCGAGAATACAATGTCGATGTAGTTGAGTGTAAATGCAGGTCGGTATGAGAAGCTCGCCGTGATTGTGGTCGGTTCGAGAGATGCAATTGCTACCACAGGAGTCTTGAAGTCTACGAGGTCTCCCGCCGACTGGAGAGCGCTCAAAACGCCGACGATTGCGGAGCGTACGATGATTGGGGAGTTTCCATCTGCAATAATTTGTCCAATAATCTGATTTTCAAGAGTCTCTTTGACCGATTCAATCATCAGGAACTTGGCGCGAACCACAGAAACCTCAGAGCGAGATGCGCCATGTGTGTTATCGAGCGAGATTGCGTGACGGCATTGGATTTTGCCTTTGTTTTGCTCAATAACAAAGAGTCCTTCGCCCGCGTCTTCGTTCTTCTGCGCTGGGGTCCGAAGGTCATTGACTTTCGTGAATCCAGTAATGCCCTTTCGCGTCAATGACGATGCAACTGGGCGCGAAGCAAGCGCTCCTGCGATTGCTGCTGCCATGTACTCGCCGCCGATAGAGGTTTCTCCGCCTTCTGGAAGAGAGATACCGTAGTTGCCGCCATTGATAAGAAGGTTCTGTGCAGCAAGCGCTCCGCCCGCATATGAGCGAACGTTACGAGCATGTTCTTGAAGCTTTAACTCCGTACCTTCGGTACCCGTTGAGTTCTCTCCAAATACTCCGTAAATGAACTGCTCTTCAACGGCGCGATATTGCTCATAACCGAGAATAGCGCTGATGATTTGGTTCATTACGGGATCTGTTACTTTACCTTCGGCATCTCCTTGGCCGACAACAGGAGTAATGATGTCAATAGCTTCAACGAGGTTTAGGGCTTTGAGTGTACCTTCCCAAACCGCTACTTCCGCGACCTGTGCCGCAGTCGGCTGCGCTGCATTTGTAATAAAGCCTCCTGCGCTATATTCTGGTTCGGTACCGCTACTTAGATGAAAGAGCGGCTGAAGAATGACGTTTCCAGCGCCGCTTTCGAATGCCTTTTGTGCACCGAGGCTAAGCGGTGAAGTATATTCACCTTTTTCATTCTTTTCAAGCGCGCTACCAAAGCGATTCTGGACTTCGTTAAAGTTGTAGAGACGGATTGGGTTGTAGTAGCCCGCTGGAACGTAGGTATAGGTGATGTTTACTAGCTGGTTGGCTCCAATCAAGCCACCATTGATACGGATGACCGCACCAAGTTCTTTATCTACTTTATAGGCTGTGGTTTCTTTGAATCCTTTACCGTTATTTGCCCCTTCGGAAGGATTAGTTGCGCTGTAAACGGAAATGACCGATTCAAGTTTAGACCCAGGCAGAGAGGCCAAGAACGGAAGCGGAGTTGGTTCCTTTTCAAATGTGAGCATCGTTTTTTCTGCTGCGGTTGCGGCGATACTGAGTGCAAGTTCTTCTTCGCCGATGGTTTCCACGACGGTTTTCGGTTCGATACCCGAACCACTAACCGTCGAGCCCACTGAAATCAACGCTTCGAGTTCTGCTTTTTTTTTGGTGATTTTGACTTTTTTCCCTTTTTCGATTGTGCCTTCGCCGATAAACGCGCCGCCGCCAAGGCGTACCTGGTCTGTGCGTGTCTGATGGCCCAAAGTAAGCCCAACAAGTACTACTTCAGAGGTTGAGGCAATAAGCGGAACCACCTGCGGGGCTACCGCCTCAGTGATAGTTACGCCAGGTGGTACATACGGAGTTGCCATTCTATTCGTTATGACGCAGAACCGCTGGCTTTGTAAGTTATAACTTGATTGGTTCTAAAGAAGCCGACATTCCCATTTGACCATCAAAGGCGCGCTCTCTATCTCGCCCTAAAGGAGGAAAGTTGTAATAATCTTCGTTTGGTACTTTGCCTTCGGGAAATTCATCGGGTTCAACTTCGCCATATTTACCCTCTGGCGTATCTGAAATACCTTCTGTATTCCATGGATATACCTTGACGCGCTTGACAAGACCAAGCGAGCCCTTATCCTCTTTTGGCGTGATACTATAGAACTCTCCAAGAATCGGAACGCGATACTCGCAGCGATAGACCCAGGTATCTTCCGCCATCCATGGAGCCATTTCCTCGCGCTCACCATAACCTGAAAATAAATCGGTGTTGACGGCGATGAAATGCCAATTCGAGTAGGGACTTAATCCAATCGTGTCATAAATGCGTTCCTGAAAGCTCTTTCCCTCTTCTCCAACCGTACCCATTTGTACGACTTCAACAAGAGCATCGGTAATCTTGTCACGGTCCACAGAACTTAGTCCGTAGACCTCTAGCGCTATGTCGCCATGATAAATACTGTGGTGGTACTCAATGAATTTTTCGTTGATGCTAAGTTCGCCGCGAAGTGACAGATTCGTTTCTCGCGTTTCGAATGCATTTTGACTAAGTAAGACACTTGTCTCGCTAAGTATACGAATAATAATAGCTTTTGCAGGAATACCATTACCTTTGACTTCAGTAACGCCAGGATATAAGTCATCAACCGTATTCAGCCCAGATAGTACGCCAGACCCTTCAGTAATTTTTCCTTTACCTTCAAGTTCAATTACGTCTACTTCAGGACCCCACTCTTTGTGGCCTACGCCTGCATTCTTGAGTTGCTGCTCATAGAACTTGACAACGATGGATGGAAAATTAACTCTTGTTGTTTGATAGTCAGGACCGATTTTTGCTTTGAGCAACGTTGGGTCTTCGTAAAGCGCAAATGCATTCTGAAGGGCCTCGGTTACTGTTCGCTTCAAAAAGGTCTTGTATTGTAAAGTTTGCTGCGCGACGTATTGCGGTTTGACTTTGCGCGGATTTGGTACAACTGATTGCTGGTCTTTTTGTTTAGCCATTTCAGCGGTCCACCTCAACCAAATAGATTGGGTCCGTTTTCGGGATTAATGAAGATTCCGCTTGCTGCGAAACTAGGTGCCTATTTCCTCCAGCCGTTAGATTTGCGGTATCTGTCTCGCGTCGTCCATAACCATCGCGTTGAAGAGCTGCTGCGCCTCTCATAGTAGTCGGAGATACCTGCTTGAGTTGATATCGCTCAAACGTCTGAAGGATGTTCTCCGAGCCGTCGATTTCGCAAGTAATTAGCAAGTCATTATCGCCCACTTGTGGGTACCAGGGCAGGTTAAGACGCGCTATTTGGGTCCTTATGAGCGCCCCCTCTTCTGTCAGCTTATATACGTCTTCTGGTGCGTCTGGAAGAATGGCGTATGTCAGATAACCAGGACCAAAACCGCGATAAAGCGGGGCTGCCTCCCATTCGGGTTCAGGTTCTTCTTGGATGACAAGTTCTGCTGGTTCTGTTTCGGTAGCTGGCTTTATCCATTCTCCGCGCGTAGATTTCTCAACCGAAACATATCCAATTCCGTATGAGAGTTGGTCATCATGAATCGGCTGCTGATAAATAGTATCTAGTCCTACGCTTGGTTCGGCAATTCCCTTTTCCACGTCCTGAATCGTATACATGTGCTTGAGCAACACTGGAGTTCCCATCCGCCGCATTGTTTCTAACGAGAGACGACGGCGACGGAGTATATCCTGCGAAATTCCCATTTCTCCTGTAAACCTAATCACATTTTTATAAATAGGTTTTAGCAATGCTGTTGGCATAATTAGAACAATTCCATATATCAGAAGAACCCGCGACCTATCAAAAAATGAATCATATTTGACCTCTAAATCACGTCTGCGTACCAGCCTTGGGTGACGGCCGTACGACGCTTATGGCAGTTGGCGCAAACGACTTCACACTTGGCGATCTCATCTTCTATTACTTTCAAGGATCGTGTGTTATGTACGAGTTGCGAAACATTGGCCGTCTTCTTATCTCGCACATGATCTAGCTCTAGAACAAGCGGATCGTCCTCGTCGCAATCAACACAGGGGTGCGCATTATAGTAATCCCAGATGAATTGACGATTGCGCTGTCGTCGTTCGTAGACTTTTTCTAGAGTGCGTTGAGGGGTGCGATCATAAGCGCCTTTTGCATTTTCCTTGGCGCATTGCTTACACTTAGTGTCATACCCTTGCTTACCGTTAGGGTGTTTGTAGAACTCGGTTTCCAAATCCTTCGGTTTTTTGCATTTGTAGCAAACTCGTATCATACATATGAAATCACCGATATCGAATAAAAAGAAACCAACTTACGGATTCTTCTAAAAAAAGCCTCTGCCAATATTTTGAGTTCTCCAGGTTCCTGAATAGAAAAGGCGTCCAGCCTTTGAGCCGACCAAAAGCGCCGAATGGCCAAGTCTCAATTCTTGACGCTTGAACAATCTCACCATGCTGATCCAATCTTCGCGCTCTGTCGCATACGCAGTTTGCCACGCTTGCGCATACCGCGTGCGGTCCTCATAAGCGATTTGTGCGCCTTGTGGTACAGGTTGCTCTATGTACGAACGAATCATGTGTAAAAGAACCTTACACATAACGCCCTTGGACAGGAGCGGCATAAGGGGATTGATTTCTCCATCTCCGCTACGCCGAGCAAAGTATGAAACATCGTATTGAGTTGGGGGCATCTGAACGTTGATATCGAGTAGCGCTTCGGGAATGAAACGTTCGATTTTCTTAAGGTCGAAATGAGCAAGTGTATAATCGCGTAGAACTGGGCCACCCTCGACAGAGTCAAAGGAATCCTCGAATCGCAACCATACTTCTTCGGCCACAAGTTGCGGTTCTGTTGGCGGCGGAATATTGAACGGGTCAAGAACGGCGAAATTAATCATTACTGATTTGACCTCTTGGGTGACTAACGTGAACTGAGCCTGTACAAGATACTCTCCAGATTGTTCCGTGTTAGTCCATTGGAGATACCCTTCTCCGTTTTCTTCTATTTCGCCAGGCCATTGTGTACTTTCGAATTCGAGCGCAACTTCTTCTTCGGCAACTTTAGGTTCTGTGATTAACGACGAATAGTCGATTAAGACGGTTTCGCCGTCAACGACCTTCGTTACTATCGCTCCAGGTTCAATATGCGGCCCTCTGACGAGCGTCTTACCTGCGACCAAGCCCACGGTCGATGGAATGTCAGTGATTTCAAGCCCGCTAACGGTCCCTTCTTTTTTGTGGATAATTCCAGAAGTTGTTTTGACCGTAGAGGGGTTACCAATCAGAATGCCGTTAGGACCCTGAATCGTGAATTCGACTCCTGCAATGTCTTCCTGGGGCACAACGCCTTCACGTTCGCGCAGCGCAGCGCGTAGCTCAGCGGTATCGCTAACGTTGATTGGATTGAGTTGGTACCGTACTCCTAGCATGCCTACTTCTTATGTCTGCGAAGTCATGCTACAATGAGCTAATGCGAATTCTAAACGAGACAAATTTGACAGGCAAGCAGCGTATTAACTTGGCAAAGTACAAAAGCAAATGCGAAAGACGACTAGGTGGCAAGGTTGACATACCTCTCAAGGCTTCAGTTGATGGTAGAGTCCTGGCCGAAGCAATTCCCGATTCGCCGCCCGATGTCGTAGACCGAGCTATCCTCGGTCATCTAGACCAAGCCGAGCTTGAGCAGCTTGGACTTAGCGCAGGTTGGTTTGTCGTGTTCGGCGAACGCACCTAGTCTGCTATACTGCGAGACATGGCATACCACCACGTAGCCGTTTTCGAGTTGGACGGTCAATTTTTAGGGTACTCAATCAAGCAAGATAGGGTCAATAGGCTCCAATCCACGCATCTGTACGCCGAGGCGGAGGAGCAAGAGCTTGCGAAACGCTTGCAGGAGCTAAACGAGAAGCAAGCGATTACGTCCGTATGGCCTGACGCCCGAGACCCAGAGGTCCAGGCTCTCGTGAATGATCCTTCCTTTGAGCCTATCGAGATGACCGAGGAAGAGGTCATGGATACCGAGAATAGCTACATCGTCTATCTCAAAGACGCCGAGGGTGAGGACACTTTCGATATCGACCAAGAGGCTTCGGTTCTGAAGTACAAAACAGCTAAAGTTCCTCTACGCCCCTCTGACTACATGAAACGTACAAAGACTGCTTGTGAAACCATAGCCCGTCAACGTGCGAGCAAAGTATAATGTCTAAAAAGCACACACTCGTAGTCGCAGATTCACATGGTCACGTGGACAGACTAGAGGCGTTACTCAAGCAAGAGGGTATTCTTGAGGATTGCCCAGACGGCGGAGTCGTTCGTCGTAATCGCGATGTCGAGGTTGTATCTCTTGGCGATGTCGGACACTACGGAGACGACACACAAGCACGTGACCGTGTCATCTGGGAATATGCGGCTAAATGGTTCGACATAATCCTCTGGGGTAATCACGACCGCGCCGTTATAGATGGCCGTCATTTCTTCATGGGTTATAAGAAGCCGTTTCCCGAGACGATAGAGGCTATTGAACGGGCTCGCAAAAGTAAACAGCTACGACTAGCTTATGAGGCACATGACTTTCTACTTACACATGCTGGATTACATGCTTCATACAAGTACAACAATGCGCCTCATGAAGATGCTGCAACGATAGCGGCGTGGTTGAACGGCCATGAGGATGAAGATAGTCAAGTCGAGGATTTCCTTGCCATTAGAGACGCGATAAGCCGCTCTAGAGGCGGTTACAGCACTAATGGGGGCATCCTATGGCGCGACGCTTCTGAGAGCCTCTACAAACCCGTGAGACAGGTCTTTGGGCATTCGGCTAAGGACAAGATGCGTACGTATCAGACTGGTAAGACGGGCGACTCTTATTGCATAGATGTAGGTCAGCAATTCAACGGTCGTCTAGGGGCGATTTGGTTACCCTCAGAGAAGTTTGTTGAAGTAAAATTAGAGGAAGATAAATTACCGACCGATGATCGGCGACAACTAGTCATTTAGGAGATAAAATGCAAGTTTGGAATCAACAAATCCCAGTTTATGTAACGCGCAAGACGGCTGATGGACTAACAGGAAATTTGAGCATTCCAGCATGGATGTTTGTTCTTTTCGGAGTAATGCTTGAGATAAATGTTTTCCTTTGGCTCGCCATTGGTATTGGTGAGGCTATCAAGCTCATAACTTCCTGATGAGATTTACTGATGATACAGTAGGTGTGGTGAAAAATGACCTACTTCGTCAAGAGGTAATGGACGCCGTAAAACGTGGCGATAAATACATTGATATTGCACGACGCGCTGGCTTTACACGAGGAAAGTTCGTAGACACACTCTCTATGAAGCGCAGACTAGGTATCCTCCCAATTCCCAAACGAAGCTGGGAGCTTGATGTGACTTGGCAAACGCATATCAGCGCAAATAATGCCGAAAGAATTGCAAAGGCCCTTAATTAATGGATGTTTGGATTATTTTACTTTCGTTTTTATCTAGTATTGTGGGTAGCCTATGCGCATGGGTGGTCGTCATACATTATGACCTTGAGGGCTGGTATGAGCAGCGTAGATTAGAACGCGGCAAGAAGCTCAGCCGACGACAAATGGAAGCCGCTAAGAAACACGGATACTAAAAAATCGAAAGCGAAGGTGGCTTAGTTGCTCTATAATGTTCCTTCAGGGCCTTTTCATTTTTTATAACCGCCAAAGCCACATGAGGACCTTCATACGGAACATAATGCTTTGATATATTCATGTATTTAGTGTTTCCATCAAAGGCTATACCTCCAGGATTTAGTCCTGACCAAACGGCTCGAATGAATTTACGCTTGACGATGTACGCCTTGACCAATCTAAAAGGGTTCACAATGTCCTCGTAGGCTCGACAGATACAGTAAGCCCCATAACCTCCTCGGGGCGACCCTGCTTGCCTTTGATTCGCGCAAGCTTATCTGATATGGCTAACCTAGCATTATCAGTCAAAGGACCCTGCGAAACAATGGCTGGATTGCCTCCCGTTGGAACAAACTGTTGTACAAGCTCTGGCTGGCGATTAAGGTCTCCTAGCGCAGCTTTAGCTTTACCACCCGCACCTTCTTCGTTCTTTGCTTGGTAATTAGGGTCGATATATCCGACCACGACGCCTTGTTTGTTGTGCTCTGTCGCAACAGTGAGCTTTGTAATCGGCTTATCATTCTCGTTTCGGATTAAAGCCAATGTCGTATTGGTCTTTTGAATGTTGTGTGTCTGTCCTGCGGCCACTCTCTTTGCAGCGCCATTACCGATTATCTCGATACGTCCAAGATTGGCAATCAGAACATGGTCTTTCTCGTCGCCATCTTCAAGTGGAAACATATCTCCACGGACTCCGCGAGGTTTAAGCTCGATACGGCGCGTTTTCATATCCGACTGGCGCTGAAGTCTGAGCGAAAATGGTGAGGTATAGAGGTTACGAATCCATTTAGGACCCGTTGCATCTTCCTCCGCAATCTCTGCGGCCTCGGCCTCTTGTGCCTCTGCCTCTACCGTCTCAACTGACTTCTGCTGAGCAAGCCATGCGTCTACTGGTGCAGATACCTCTGTCGGGATAGGCAATCCTGCCGCCTTGAGCGTGGTATAAGTCTCTAACAATGCCGCCCACTGCTCTTCGGTGAACTCGTGAGTTACGGTCTCGACCTTCGGTGCTGCTTTGCTAGCGCGCGTTTTAGTTGTTTTGCGCTTTGCAGGTGTTTTTGTTGCTGTAGCCATAATGGCCTCCATTTCTATATGTGAACTTTTACTTGCGCTGCGGGTACTTCACTTAATCTTTACCCAACGGAAGGCGTACAAAACATAGCCACCTTGGTTATAAGAGGTGATGCCCATAATCAATACAATAACGCCTAAACCGTACAAGCTAGGCGCTTTGCCTGCTGTTCGTCCTGCGGCACTAAAGGACCTTGATGTATATGCAACAGGTAAGTTACCAACGCCACCAGCAAAGGTAACCGTACCAAAGGCTAAGTATCCGATTGATTGTAACGACGTTGAAGGCGATTGTACGATTGCGGCAATTCCGCACCTTAAGGAAGCTTGGCACGCTAAGTATAATTTACAATATACGCCACCAACCGAACTTGAAATCAAAACCGAGTATCGTAAGCTAAGTGGCGGCGAAGACACTGGTCTAGTTGAGGCAGACGTTCTCAAGACTTGGCAGACGGAAGGATTGTTTGGGTCAAAGCTCATCGCTTATGCTCCAGTACAACCAACTAACATTCTCGGCATTCACCAGGCCGTAGCGTTCTATGATGGCGCATATCTTGGAATCGAATGTCCCGCATCAGCTCAAGAACAGTTCGCCAACGGAGAACCATGGACATACACGGGTTCAGAAGTTGAGGGCGGACATTGCATTGTTGCTCTCGGTTTTACACAGAATGGCCTGCTTTGTGCTACGTGGGGTGGCATAGCCGAAGTGACATATGGCTTCTGCGCCCACTATCTGACTGAGGTATGGTGTCTCATTTCAGGCATCCTAGTAGCGCAGAAGAAAGATAGCTTGGGTATAGATATCGCTTCACTTAAAGCGGATCTTGCTAATGTCTAAGTTTGTCTAAATATATAGACAAAACCTTAGACAAACGCACAACTACTAGCTAGCTACTTTCGGCTAGATAGTATGTACAATGACATCGAGAGACAAACGCGCAGTCGAGGCTATCCTGGCGAGATGGGTGCTTGAGCAAGAACGCTTGAAAAAGACTTGACCTCCGCCGAGGCGGCATGCTATACTGCATACGCAACCCCAACCAGGAGGAAATATGAGCGCCCAGACAGCAACAGGAAAGTGCAACGACCCAGATTGTCCCGCCTGCCACCCCTTCATTGACCTGCACGAGACTACTCAGGCCCTAGATGACGAAATGTGCCCCGATTGCCGCGCAGAGATGGAGCAAGTATTTGAGGACGATAGAGCACGCGGTCATGAGCTAGCAGAGATCCTCGTAGAAGCCCGAGCAAAGCACGAGGAGACCGAGAGCCAAGATGATTGGGATACAGTCATCGGTTTAGCCTTCAGAGCCGTAGAGACGGGTTTGGCTATAGATGTCATACTGGCTTTGTCGGGGATAGCCGTTGCTGATTGACCCTTGACATAGGCTACGCTTTGTGATATGCTTTGGGTTGGATACAATTCCAATACGAAAGCGAGTCTATCATGCCGTTTCATGACGACCACGATCAAACAACCAACCATACCGACCAACTTTGTCCCGAGTGTTGTGCAGAAATGGACGAAGCGCGCGTAGAAAACGAGAAACTTGGCGGAGAGATAGCCGCAGATATTGTAGACAAATATCAGCGCGCTATGGAAGCAGACGACTCAGAAAAAGACGAGGGTCAAAAGCTTTGGGATGAAATGGTTGATATAACTTATAACCTTGATGACAAGGAGTATGCATCCGATGTCATTATGGGTTTGGCTGGCATTGCCTCTTTTGAGAAAATGTTGTAATGCATTGGTGCGCCTATCACTTGCAAGATGAGCCGGATAAAAACTTCCGTATAAAGAAAAACGGAAAATTGGATTCTTGGTGTATAGAGGGGCGTAATGAGAATAGTCGTAAGGAATATGCGCCAATCAAAGCCGAAGTAGCTGAGAAGAAGGCTGAATACGAGAGTCGCACGGAGCAAACTTGTACTGTATGTAAAAAGACCAAGCCGATTGATGATTTTCCTTTTCGATATGATCGTCCAGATAGGCGCGAGTCAAGGTGTCACGATTGTGTAGGGCGGATACGGGCTAAAAATCTAGTCGAGTATAATGAAACGCATCGAGAGTCGATTCGGGAAAATAAGCGAGATTACCGAAAACGCAAACCAGAGACCCATCGAAAAGCTGGACGTAAGCGTCTAGCTCGTAAGAACCGCGTACGACACGAATCATATACAGACGAGCAAATACGTGATCGAGACCAAGGTCTATGCTATTTTTGTAAAGAATGGGTAGATCCTTCTTTAATATATCCCGATTTACGATCTGAAGTAATCCATCACATTCATCCCTTTGCAAAGCATGGACCAAACATACCAAAGAATGTAGCATTAGCTCATAGTCAATGTAATAATAAAAATAAAGACAAATATACATTCGTATTTGCTAAAGGATGGAGTGTCACTCCTATCACAAACCAATTAGCTCGACAGATTGCTAAGGATAAGCATTATCTTCATCGGGCTCCTAATACATCCTATGCTTTTGGTTTGTTCCAAGACGGCGATAAAGATCCTCAAGGAATCGTAATTTTTGGTAGTCCCTCGTCGGGTCGTATTACGAAATCTATTTGTTCTATAGACCTTACAAAGGTAATAGAATTGAATCGTCTTTGGTGCCATGATGATGCACCTTTTGGTGCCGCTTCATGGCTAGTCTCTAAAGCACTAAAGTCGCTTCCTCCTTATATCGTAGTTGCTTATGCCGATACGGGAATTACGGACACGCGAAACGGTAGGTCGCACGATGGTAGTATCTATCGCGCTCTATCTTTTAACTACGCTGGACAATCTAAGCCATCAAAGGATTGGCGTTTACCAGGATCTACGCGTAACGTAGGAAAGAAAACTCCTGGGTCAATTTGTCATGAGGTCACGCCTAAGAATAGATTTTGGACCGTTACAGGAAACAAAAAAGAGAAGAAGATTTTACGTTCAATGTGTGAATGGCCTTCTCTCCCGTATGACCAAACAAAAGAGCCGCCCAAAGGCGGCTCTTAAGTAATTCGTTTTGGTTTGGCCTACAAACGCCATTCTCCTGAGCCACTCGTAACACCTTCGCCTGTTCCAAGGCCGCTGATGTTGAGCTTTGCAGGTGCTGCATTAGAGCTAGACTTGACAATCCTTGAGAGTCCTCTCGGATTAAGTACAAGCATTCCTATCATCTCGTCGAGCACCCAGCCCTTCATAAACTGCTCTACCTGGTGATTCTCCTCAACATCGAGAGAGTACATAACAGGGAATACCCCGATGAACTCTGGCTCAGCCGCGAGGAATACCTCACCCTGGGGGATGATAATCGAACGCTGAATCTGGAACTCGCCGAAGCTAGTAATACGGCCTCCTGCGAATACCTCGTCCTTGAATCGGAATCCAGTGACGTTCAAGTCCCAGTTATAGAGGTCTCGAATGTCTGCCGGGTGGGCAAGCACACGACGCGCCTCTAGCTGGTTGATTTCGATTTGTGAAACAGCGTTGTAGAAGTCGGCAGGCTCCAGAGGGTTACCTTCGCCAAGTAGAACGGTATGTTCATTGACGTTGGCTTCTGGTCCTGATGCCACTCCTACTGCTCTACCGCCAGTTGGTGCTAGTCCGATTGGACCTTCGCCAGCCTGTGCGTTCGTTAGTGCCGTTCCGAGTCCAACAATAGACTGCTCAAGAAGTAGGACTAGACGTGCGTCCTCCTGCTTCTGAATAGCCTGTCGAGACTCGTCCTGAGCATATTCGACTGCGTTCACACGGAGGTAATACAAGTCCTCCTTGCGGATGCGGGGGAAAGTAGCAAGCCTGAACAAAGTCGGGAATGCTTGCTTGCCCTCGAACGGAGTAATCTTGACCTCTGCGTCAGTGCTGTTAAGCACATACGCACGGCCTAGGTCGTCCAGGATGTCGTACGGCATAAGCGGACCGCGCTCTAGCGTATCCTCTACAAGGACGTTGCGAACAATACCCTCATAGCGTAGACGAATCTGGATTGGACCAATCATACCCTGGCCGATTCGACGCATCGCGTTACCCTTATCTGCAAGGATAGCTTCGAGGCGACCAATCTTCTGTTTCTTGGAGAGCTTTGGTAGGTCCTTTAGCTTCTCCTCGTAGTCAGCGGATGCCACTACTTGTCGTTGAAAGTTCTCGTACATTTTCAGT